CCTAGACCCAGACCTAGCCCAAGCCGCAGAACGCGCACTTATCCGCCTAGACAGCGCATACGGAGGCCAAGCAGGTCTTCTACGCGACTGTGCACTAAACCTCCTAACCGCTGGCGAATGCTACCTTGTTCAGATGCCAACCCTTGCGGGCACAGGAACTCCTGAATCTTGGGACATCCGCTCTGTTGACGAGCTCAGCATCGACGCAAAAGGCAACTACATCATTGCCGGACGTCGAGAGTACCAGGCTGGAACCTCAACCATGAACGGAAACGCTCGCGGAGCCCTCCGTCTTCCTAAAAATGCTTTTGTTGGCCGCATCTGGCGTGCTCACCCACGTTACTCGGACGAAGCAGACTCGAGCCTACGCGGTCTTCTCGACATGTGTGCCGAGCTTCTGCTCCTAAACCGCACATTCCGCGCTACTGCACGTTCACGCCTCAACGCCGGAGCACTTTATCTACCAGACGGCCTCTCTGTAGCCGCAACTCCGGACCCAAACTACCCTTACGAGGACGAAGACGGTCTTTACAGCGACCCAACGCCTGAAGAAATGGCCGACGAGTTCGAAGACCAGCTAATCGACGCGATGACCACCCCGATTCGCGACGAAGACAGCGCATCAGCCGTTGTTCCGCTTGTAATTCGTGGTCCAGCCGAGCTTGGCGACAAGATTAAGCAGTTTAAGTTCGAAAGAAGCTTCGACCCAGCCCTTGCCCAGCGCGCGGACCGTGTTTTGGAGCGTATTTTGCAGGGTCTCGACGTTCCTAAGGACGTTGTAACCGGTCTTGCCAACGTAAAGTACTCAAACGCCCTCCAAATCGACGAAGCACTCTACAAAGCACACATTGAACCCCTAATGTTGCTCATTGCAGACGCTTTGACCGTTGTTTACCTCCGTCCTTACCTCGTTGCGAACGGTTATAGCCCAGCGGACGTCGACCGAATCGTAATTTGGTACGACCCAAGCGCAGTTGCAACCCGAAACGACCGCGCAATGGACGCAGACAACGGTTTCGACCGTATGGCAGTGTCTTTCCAGACCTGGAGACGCGCTCACGGCTTCTCAGAGGCAGATGCACCGAGCCCAACAGAGCTTGGACTACGTATCATGCTTGAGAAGGGTGTAATCACCCCAGAACTTAGCGAATCTATGCTTGCCGCTGTTGCTCCAGACATTGTTGCCGCAGCTAGAGCGGCTCAGCAGGGCCAATCTGTAGGGCCAATCCCAGACGAGCTAAGCCAAGCCCTGCAGGGAGAGGTTCCCGCCGCACAAGAAGCTCCGGCAGCTGAGCAGCCAGCCGAAGAAGTACCAAATGCCGAACAGGCACCGATTCAGCTTGCTGAACCGACCACAACTGAAACAGAAATCACCGAGTAAGGAAAATAGTAATGAATCCAGAAGGACCAGACAACTACAGCAAGGAAGGGCTAGCTCAAAGTCTAGCCATGCTCCTTGGTACAACTGTTGTTTCACAATATATGGCTCACGGATATCACTGGAACGTCAAGGGCCCTGAGTTCACTCAGTTCCACGACTTCTTCGGTGAAATCTACGAGGACTGGAGCGGCGAAGAGGACCGCATTGCCGAGTACATCCGTGCTCTTGGCTTTGACGCCCCACACGGCCTTGACCAGTTCCTAGGTTTGTCCTGCGTTGAGAACAAGTACTGCAGTGGCAACCCACTGGAGATGGCAACCAACCTCTACGAGGTTAACCTAGTTCTCCACAACTGCCTAGAGGACATCTTCAACCTAGCAACCGCAATCAACGTGCAGGGTATCGCTGACTGGGCCGCAACCCGCATGGACGCGCACTTGAAGTTGAACTGGAAGCTAAGCACAACCATTGGCATGGACTCTATGCAGATCCACACCCTTGATATGGGAAAATCTAAGGCTGAAGTTTCTTTAATAGCGTTTGACAACGATAACGACGAGTCAATCGCGGAACTTCAGCCTACCCCGGAGTCTATCCGTACCTCACTTCTTGCAGCTGGACACCTAGTTCCAGAAGAGCAGGACTTGGCCCAAGCCCTCATTGAGATTGCCGACAAGTACGGCAAGTTCGACGAGGACAACACGGGCATCTGGGCAGACTACCACGAACCAGAGGATAACCCTTACGCCGAGATGGGTGTCAAGTGTGGAAACTGCGTTTTGTATCGCGGCGGCCAAGAATGTGCCGTTGTTGCGTTCGCAGTTGAGCCAGAAGGTTACTGCCGTTTCGCAGTGCTACCTGATGGCACAGTTGACCCAAGCAAGGCACCAGAGGGCAAGCCATACAAGCACGACCACAAGCTTCTACCAGGCCAGTTCTCTGGCGGAACAAGTGTTCCGGTAGAAATCCTTGACATGAGCAAGATCAAGAAGCCAAAGGCTAAGCCACTACTAGCTGACGCTGACTACGGGGACGCCTGCCCGCCAGCAACTCAAGACATTGTTCTCAACATTGAGAACCGCCAGAAGGCGATTGAGAATGTCGGCTACGGACCGCTAAACCCAGAAGAGCCGAACGAAGAGTTCTGGCAGAACAAGGCTGACCGCTGGGGCATCGACCCAGTCGAAGCCAAGAAGAGCATCTGCGGTAACTGCGTGTTCTTTGACCGTCGCCCTAAGACCCTAGACTGCATCGAAACTGGACTTGCCGAAGGTGGCTCTGGTGAGCAGAGTGCTTGGGACTCAATCGACCAGGCGGAGCTTGGCTACTGTACTGCCCTTGACTTCAAGTGTGCAGCTAGCCGCACATGTAACGCCTGGGCAGCTGGCGGCCCTATTACAGAGGACGTCCAGAAGGAAGAGTCCGTAACTGCCACTGCCGGATCGAAGCCAGCCCCTAAGAAAGACCAGATCAAGGGCTCTAGCAAGAACAAGAAGGGTTCAGCAGCCACTGGCCGCAAGATCACATTCTCGAAGGCCGTAGAGAAGTCTCTCAAGGACAAAGTTGAGACCCACAACAAGAGCGTTACCGCTGACAGCAAGAAGGTTACCCTCTCTATGCTCAAGGCAGTTTACCGCCGCGGAGCTGGAGCTTTCTCAACCTCACACCGCCCAGATCAGAACCGCAACTCATGGTCTATGGGCCGCGTTAACGCTTACCTACGTCTAGTTAAGTCTGGCAAGCCTGACAACGCTAAGTACATCAGCGATAACGACCTACTACCTGACGGCCACCCAAAGAGCACTAACAGCAGCAAGTCTTTGACCGCTTCTGTCTTTGCGGACCGTGAACTTTACATCGAACTTCAGGACGAGAGCCTATACGAGAGCCCAGAAGAGGCCTTAGTTGCAATGGCCGAGTACTCTGGACTAGGATATGAAACTATTCCTGTTTTCCGCGCCGCTTGGCGTCGAGGAGTGGCTAACAACGAGTCACCTTTTGACAGAGCGGCTAGACTAGCTATAGACTTGTACGACAGCGAAGATGCAGACCTGCTACCAAAGCAAGAAGAGAAAGATCAGTAAGCGTGAGCAACCTAATTGATGAATTTGATAACAACTTTGAAATCGAAGGCGGCATCAAGCACGCTATTATCGACATCATTGAGTCTAGACGCGCTGAGATTCCTGCAGAGCGTATGGTTGAGGAGGAAACCCTCTTCCAGGTTGCAGAACGCATCCTTGAGTCAAATGCTGACCTAGACGACGACGTACGTTATTTCAACGTTCTTCGCGAAGTTACCAATTTTATCACTTTTGCCTCTGAAGGCGCTATTTCGGAGAATATCGCAAAACACTCGGATTTGCTACCGATCTCTCACCCAGCCTCTACAGCCGAAACTACCCTAACTGCTTCTGCACTGCGAGTTTTGCGTGCTCAGTGGTATGCGGCCGATTCGCGCATCGTTGACGAAGAAGTTCGATCCATCATTGCATCGGTTTACGGCAGCAACCCGCTTTCTGTAGACTACGCTTACAACCTCACGCGCCTTGAGAGCCTCTCTGAGGGCCAAGTTCCTGCCGACCTTCTAATCACCCCACTTGTTGCCTTTGGTGACCCGTACGCCGGTAAGAACAGCTTCTGGCACCGCAAACAGCGCGCCGAAGACCAACGCCGTGACGACGAGGGTCAGTTTGCTGAGATGGGCGGCGGTTACCGCTTCTACGTCCGCGACATTAACGGCCGAATCATCTCTGTTGTTGGTAAAGTCGCTGGTATCCCGGAAAACGACCCTCTAGGCATCGACATCGAGGTCACTGGCGTTAAGGGTGTCCGCGACGGCATCTACACCATCCCCGCAAGCTACGGACACTCATTCAAGGCCATCCTTCCAGAGCACGCTGTTGCAAAAGCAGTTCGCACTGCCAAGAAGGACGTTCCTTTCATCGACATCAAGGACTTGGTTCGTAAGGACCTACCTACAAGCTGGTTCCCAACCAAGACTGCTGGTGAAGTAGAGGGTATCGAGGCCGCAAAGGCAAGCCGCAGCTTCGCTACCGGAGACGGCTACCGAGCCAACCTTTACAAAAAAGCCGACGACGCTTTGGCAGCTAGAATTGCTGACGCACAAAACACGTTTGGCTCGCTAGTTATCAGCGACCAGGGCACAGACACCCTAAACCCAGACCTACCTGTTTACGAACTTATCTCGACCAAGCGTGGTCAGCCTGAAGTTGTGGGCTACGCTCAGGACTGGGCATCAGTCCAGAAGCTAACCGCAGACGAGGACAAGGCTTACCCGAACGCAGAGAACGAGCCTATCGAGGAATCTAAGGCCGAGCTTCCTGCCCCAGCCGAAGCTGAAGTTGAGGCAGAGGAAGAAGTAGACGAGGGTCCAGCATTCGACCCAGTTGCCACCAAGCCAGACAACTGGCTAGACAACAAGGACGGAACGTTCACATCTGAAGATGGATCGTACGTTGCAAGATTTGGCACTATTCCAGTTTCGATCGACAACGAAACTACCATGGAAGATGACGAAGAGTTCGGCACTGAGAGCCCTGCCCCGATGTTTGTTGGCGGAGCTTTCGAAGTTCTCGATGAAGTTGGCGGAGACCCTATCGGTGTTGCATTCGACTGGGAAGGTGTCGAGCGTCTAACTGATACTGCTGCGATGCATGAACTCATTGAGGATATGAGCTCTTACCGCGGGATAGATCCGGAAGGACTACTACCTAGCCGTACCCAATACATTGTTGACCCAGCTGGACCTTCTGGCCGTATTGACGGTGCTCCAGACGCTAAAGATCCAATTGAAAAGAAAGAGAAAGACCGTCTCTACGTGTCTGCCCGCTACCACCTCTTGCCTGACGACATGATGGATATGTACGACGAAATGGCCGGCGACTGGACTAGATTTAACAAGGCCCAGGCTAGAAACCTAGCTAACTTCATGAACAAGCAGCCAGCTATTGACCGAAGCGACAAAGGTATTATTTTTGCTCAGGGATATGCTCGTAACCAGATTAGAGAAGAGCTAAAATTCCGCGCTCTTCCTCAGGATCTTTTTGATCGGATCTCTGCCGAGCACCGAGGATACTACTCGGAGGCGGAGGTTGCCATAGCCCTAGACGCAATAAGATCTTACCCGATAAAGAAGTATGTTGATGCCGGAAAGCCAGCTGAGGAAAAACCTGAAGTTGAGGAAAAAACCGAAGTTGAGAGCAAGCCGCAGCCGGCTGCTGCACCAGCTTCAACTGGCGGGTATCGAGGCGCTCCAACAAAAGGTAAGCTAAAGTATCTTACATGGGCTCTCTTAAACCACTCTGTTTCTGGCGAAGATATCGTTCGTTACGACGACATAATGCTCAACCCAGAGAACTACGACTTCCGTGAAGTTCAGGCTTTTATTGATGACCTAACCTCACGAGAAAAGGTAAAGAACAACCTAGCTACCCCTGAGCAGCGCGTATTCTTTAAAAACGTTTTGTCTTACGAGACTGGCGAGCCTTGGCACGAAGAACTTCTAGAGAACATGTACAAATACACGTTCCTAGAGGCCGACGCCAAGTTTAAAGAAATCGCTGACGACCCGAGGACAACTGCCAGCGGACTGGAACAAGCACTATATCAAGATGGCTCGTTTAAAAACCTAGGCGTAGCAGGCGAATATGCCCCAGAAAAGCAGGGAGAGTCTAAGAAAACCGCAGACGAGATTGCCCGCGAAAACGGCATGGAGTCTGCTGTTCCGGCTTACCTAGGCACTGATATTCCTGTTGGCAAGGACCGCCCAACAAACCGCCAGCTAGTAATGCTTGAGGCTTTGTTTGAGAACCGCGACTTCTCAAGCAAGACTGCAACTGAGAACCTAGAGACCTTCTTCAAGTTCCACCGAGACATGTCTTTCCAGACCATGCAGGACTACATCAACGAGTTCAAGGAGCTTCCGTTTAAGGAAGGTTTCCAACCTCGCCAGCTGCAGACAAACCTCAGCATGGAAGATGGCGGACCTAGCCCACGTATGCTGCGTAGCCTTGAGCGTAAGTACGCTAAGGGTCTGATCCCAGACGAAGTTTGGGAAGCCATGAAGGCTGACATTCCTAACCTCAAGCTAGGAGCTATAGCTGACCGCTATATCAAGCCACTAGACGGCGTTGAGTCACTCCACGACGACGCTATTCTCCGTAAGAGCATCGAGGGTGGCTATGAGATCGCCGGCCTTCGAGTCCCTAAGAACTCGACTGTTGAGGTTCCGCAGGACTATGCCCCAACCAAGGTTGGCCAGTGGATTGCTCCAACCGAAGCAGAAGTTGACCAGATGCTGGATACAGGTGGGGCGACTCCTAACATCTTTGACGCTACTGTTGACCCAGATGCGCTTGACGCAGCGTTGAAAGCTAAGACTAGCGCAGAAGCCGAAGACATCCTGAACAAGGCCGAGTACGACAACTTCCTACAGCGCGAAGCCCTTCGTGCCGACCTTAGACGTGCCCGACAGACCATCAACGGAATCATTAACCAGTTTGTTGACGCTCTAAACACTCCTCGAAGAATCCTGAAGGCTGACGCCCGCAAGATTCTAGAAAAGGGTATGACCGACCTATCTGCTCTCAAGGCAGTAGTTGACTTGCGCCGCAAGAACATTCCTAACGCTAGAGAGTTTGACCGCAGACTCAACCTCATTGCAGAGTCTGTTCTTCCTCTAGGTGAGGACGGCCCTAGCCCTTACGGAACCCTAAAGACCCGTACACCCGAGGTTATGCAGATTCTTCAGGACGCCCGCTCTGCTGTACTTAGCGGCGTTGGCACCTACTCAGCTGGTCGCTTCCAGTACCAGGACTCTCTAGCTATCGAAGACATGTCCATCCCAATGGGCGACAAGCCTTCTATGAAGTTCTTCTACCCACCTACTTTTGCTGGCTCTGCTATGGAGGCACTAAAGGGTGCTAGCAGCTACCAAGAGATTATCGATTTCCTAAGAAACAACGACTTCTATGTTCTCGACCTCGAGACTACCGGTCTGCCTGACCTGGATGACCGCGACATTAAGAACGACCCTATCCAGGTTGCTGTTACAAAAGTTTCTGGACTACAGGTTGTGGACCAGTTCTCTACCTACATCAACCCTGAATCTAAGATCAGCTCTTACACTCTTAAGGGTGTTGGTGATGGTCGCGGCGGCAAGGTTACCCCTGAGTTCCTAGAAGGCTTCCCTACCAAGCGTGAGGCCATGGAGCAGCTCATTGAGTTTATGCCACGTGGGTCTATTCTTGTTGGTCACAACGCTCTCATGTTTGACCTTGAGGTTGTCGAGCGTACCCTTTCTGAAGCTGGCCTAGGATCACTAGAGCCATCCGGTGTTATGGATACACTCGGCCTAGCTCGCTACATCATGCCAGAGTGGTCACCAGCTACCCCCGATGCTCCGTTTAAGGTAAACGCCTACGGCAAGCAGAACAAGTCATTCTCGCTAGAAGCTCTAGTTACTTACTTCGGCCTATCTAACAACGGACGTCACGAAGCTGACGCTGACGTTGCCTCGACCGTAGAAGTTCTCCAGAAGATGCTTGACCGCGCGCAGCGTGGACTGGCAGTTAGTGGCCCTGAGTTCGATTTCAATGCTGCAACAAACGGGTGGACCCAGGAAGCTTATGATGCTGCCAAGGAAGCTTACAAAGAGCAGTCTGCAGCATACATGATCTCTCGCAGCCTTGACATTCTTTCCATGGAAGGCTACACCCCAGAGATGGCTCAGCAGACCCTGCAAGATGTGGTCAACAGCCTAAACGGCATAGCCGACGGTGCTCAGTCCGAGAACCGTACGCCAATCAACATTCCGGCAGCTAACACACTACGCGACCTATACCCAGGTTCATATGTGTTCGATGTTAACGATGGACGCGTTGGATTCTCGCTAGGCATTATCAACGGAAACGTTATGACTGACATGCCTTCTCCAGAAGTTCTAGCTAGTGGCAGGTTTGTTCTTGAGCAGCTTCCACCGAGCCGTTTGGCGCGAGTCACTGATCGCTTCATGTCTAAGAACGGTGTTCTTCTAGACTACGGCATGGAAGTGTCTAGCCCAAGCATCCCTGTGGTTGGCACTGCGTATGTTCGCAGCCTAACTGGTGGCAATGACAACGTTATTGTCAGAGTTAACAACAATCTTATTCCAATAAACGCTCGCGACCTAGCGGCTGTTCCAGTTAAGGGCGACTCTGCGGCTACTCAGGAGCAGGAGTCTATGATTGTCAACCTGCTAGAGGACTTGGTATCTAGCAAGATTATGGATCGCGCCACTGCCAATGGTTTCCAGAAGGCGGCTGATGGACACTTCTATACTGCAGATGTAGCCAACAAGATCATTACTCGACTAAGCAACGCCGCTCAGCAGAAACGCCAGCTTGACGCTAACAGCGACATCTCTGTTCCAGCAGGAGAGAATGCAGCCCCTCGTGCTCAGGTTGAGTCTATCGAAGACATGGCAACTAGAAAGCCTAAAGATAAAAAAACTGCAGCAGACCTTGACATAAAGGCTATAGAGCCACTCTTGGATAAGCTTCCAAAAAAGCCTACCCGAGAGGGTGAGAACATCATTGCAGCTATTGTTCAGGGCTTGAATGTTGTTGTAAAGGCTCTCGCTGGGTCAGGTAAAACAACCAGCCTTAGGAACTCTGCTACAGCTTTGAAGATAATTAAGCCTTTGGCCAGGATTCTATATGTGGTATTCAACAAGGAAAACCAGCTGGAAGCCACCGAGTCTATGCCATCTAACACGGAGGCTCGTACTAGCGACTCGATTAGCTTTAGAGCACCTGTAAATAAGACGATGCGTGAAAAGTTTGAAAAGCTTCCCACCCACCCATTCCACACTATTTCTACCAACACCGACCGGAAATACATTAAGGACCAAAACACTAGAGACGGCCTTATTGAAGTTCCGGCATTCTCTACCGATTTTGGTGGACCTAGGGCTCCAATAAACCCTAAGCAACATACTGACTTGGCAGACGCCTTCGATGTTAAAGCTGTGAAGTTTGCTGGGAATATCACCATACCGGCACTTACCCTAGCTAGGGTTGCCTACGAAACGATGACAAATTTCGTATTGTCTGCCGACGCAACCATCTCCGCTAAACACATCAAGAAAGCTGAGATGGGGCCAATAGCTCCGTCAAATGAAAAAGACGAACTAGCAATCATCTCTTTGGCTCAGAAGATGTGGGACAATATCCTATCTGCTTATAACCCACAGGTGAGGCAGCTTCTAGTTGATCAGACTCACATGTTCAAGAACTGGGCATTAACCAGACCAAACCTCCGCGAAGAAGATGGTAAGGGCGGCAGCATCCATGGTTTCAGCCACATCCCTGACGTACTGTTCCTTGATGAGGCCCAAGACATCAACCCGGCTTTCCTGGGAGTAATCTTCGATCAGATTAACCTACACAAGAATGGTCTTCAGATTGTTGCTGTTGGTGACACTAATCAGCGAATCTTTGGATTCCGCGGCACGGCTGACTTGCTAGGTGTGCTTGCTCGAGACATCACTCTATCTCTAACTAAGAGCTTCCGTACCGGAGATGGCATCCTAAAGATAGCTAACCAGGTTCTCGGTATCTTAGGAGAGAAACTACGTCTAGTAGGCCGCGATGGAGACGGGTCTAAGATAGTTGAGACTGGCTCGATGACGGACCCTGATCTAGTTATCACTAGAACTAACACGGGCATTGTGGAAGCTGGAGTATGGTCTGAAATTCTACACCCTGGACAGAGAGTTGCTACCACTGCAGCCTACAAGGATCGCCTGACCCTATTGATTAAGACCCTTAGCTGGATAACCAGGAAAGATGGGCCAACTCCGGAAACTCGTCCTAAGCAGATCTCCAACGATCTGATCTCGTTTAAGAGCTACGATGATATTTTAAAGTCAGCTGACGAAGGCGATCCGTATATGTCCATGATTATCAGGATGATTGGAGCTACTAAAAGGCAGCTTGCCAAGAGAGCCGGTGGCGGTGCGGTAAGTGCCTTTAAAACATACGAGGCTCTGAAAGAGCTAGATCGAATTGTTGGCAACTTTAGAATCCTTAGCGACCTATTTGAGGTCCCAAGTTCTGTTGGTAAGAGTGGCGAGCTCGGTGGCAATATCAGCTACGAGATTGTCAATGACAGGATTATTCTCTCTAATACTAGATACATGAAGCACAAGCGATTCGGCCAGGGAGTCTGGGACAACAAGGGAGCCATTGAGGATTCCGGTTTCAAGCGCGTTGGTGAGACCGGTGGAGACGGCAACAGTCTTATGATGTGGAGTGCTCCGGCAGAGAAAGATGTTAAAAAACAGCTTGCTGAGCTAGTTAAGAAGCTCCGCGGCGAAGACGCCATCATGCGCATCATGACTGACCACACCGTTAAGGGCCTTGAGGCAAAAAAGGTTAAACTCTGGGAAGACTGGAAGAAACCAGAAGACCTGTCTGCATCAGAAATGCGTCTATACTACGTTGCCATCACTCGAGCCATGGACGAGCTAGACCTAGGCGGCTTGGAGTGGATCACAAGCGTTGGACAAGACGTTGACCTTATTGAGGACATGTCCATTCCAAACGCTGGAACTCCATCTAACCCTAACTACGTCGCTACCCACCGCGCTGCGATTGCAAAAGAAGAGAAGCTTCTAGCAGAGTACCGACGCGACCTAGGCCTACCTGAGTATCAAAGAGTTGACCGAATCGGAACGTCGGCTCTTGAAGACGAGATTGCACGCTCTGTAAGTAGACTACAAAATCTAAAGCAAAACCCGGACGTTCTAGAGGAGAATGACAAGCGACTGCTTGAGGACCTAGTTGGTATTCAGGAAAAGCTAAAGCCTGTAGTTGACGCAGGTAGTGGCGATGTTTCTATCCTAGAACCGTTTGAGCTTCAACTAGCAAATAGATACTCAGACAAGAACGTTCCGGCTGCAGCCAACCCAGTTGTTCTAAACAGGGCTCGACTAAAAGGCGTTGAGAGTCTTATTGAAAACCTAGACAACAAGATAAACTCTCGGGACATTGAAGAGATGGCTACTCCTGCTGCGGACGCAAGTCCAGAGATGAAGGCTAAACTTTACGAGATCGTAAAAGAGGCAGCTGACTTCTACAGCAATCGAATGCTAAACTTCAACGATGCAACCGAAGCTGTTAAGTACTTCCGCGGACGCGGATTTAGCAAGCAGGATGCAGAGAAGTTCCAGCTTGGTTACGCTCCAAAGACTTGGGCAACCCTGTACCAGCACTTGCTGAAGAAGGGTTTCACGGAGGAAGAGATGCTAGCATCTGGACTGATCAAGCGTAGCGAGCGTAACGGCCGTATGTTCGACGCACTTCGTGACCGCATCGTATTCCCGATCAGGGAAGCCGATGGCCGCGTGGTTGGATTCACCGGAAGAGCTGTGGACCCTAACGAAGACATTCGTTACATGCTAACCAGCAACACCCCTATCTACCAGAAGTCTGAAGTTCTATTTGGTCTAGACCAAGCTAAGAACAAGATTGCAGAAACTGGCGAGATGGTAGTTGTTGAAGGTCAGTTCGATGCCCTAGCCATGCACGCTGCTGGAATCGACAATGCAGTTGCCACGTCTGGAACCACTTTTGGCCCTGGACACGTTCGACTCTTTGAGGATCTAGCTGGAGACAAAAAGAAGAGCATTATCTTCTCGTTCGACCCAGACATGGCTGGAACCAAAGCAGCTGAGAGTGTCTACGATATGCTGAAGGGCTCTGACATTGACCTTTATGCAGTCTCCGGTGAGAGCGACCTAGACCCGGCGGAAATCT